TCCACTCTGCTCCATCAATTGGATAAGGTTGAGGAATTGGCTGTCCACGCTGCGGTAAGGCAACGGCATAACAGCGGATTGGATTGGGCCGCCAGCCGTGTCAATTGGCATGCCGCCACCGGGGGGAACGCGGAATTCATTGGTGTTTTGCCGCCCAGCTTGTTTGGCGTACAAGAAACCGGGGAAGTTGGCAAACATTCCATTGTCAATGCATAGCCGCCATCCGGCGGTCAAGGCCATTGTAGTGTTGCCGACAAGGTGCAGCAAACCAAGGCCATAAAAACCAAATCCGGGGACAAAAATGTAATCAACAAAAACCTGACGGCGCAGACACTGCTCATCATCTTCTTTCCACCAACGGCGAATTTCCAAAATCTCCGTTGAAGTTTTGTCAATTGTCACGCGGTATGGAAGCTGAAGGCCAGTTGGGCCGTCATCATCTTCATGTTCAAATCCGGGGATGTCCAGTTCGCAATAGCATTCGTAAATTTCACGCGGCTGGTTGTCGCCGTTTGACATATTGTTTGGAATGACGCCCTGCATTTGTTGAATTTTTTCATCAACAATGTTCAATTTTGGCGGTTGTGCGCTGCTAAGGGTAACATTCCGGTACATACCCACCAATTGCAACCTTTTAAGGGTGCTTGGGGGCATCTTAATGACGTGAGTAATCCGCTGTGCGTTGATAACCGTAGTTTCAGCATTGGAAACAATGATTTCCGGAATGCTGACATACTCCGACACAGGACGGCGGCGGATTGGGCAGTAGTAAACCTTTTTAAAAGTTGTCCCACCAAACCCAAGCGCAAAGAACATGCGTTCCGTATCAGGATAATACTCTGATGCAGTCGTTGTCAGGTAGTGGTTAAAATCCCGTTCAAAGGCTGCGGTTTGTGCGTCAATGTTGGCGCTACTTAAACCATCGTTCCTGATTTTTACAGGGCCGCCAGATGGCAGCAATTCGCCCTGTGCGTTGGCTTGGAACCGCACAATGGATTCCAAAAGAAGCGGATGGCGAACGGTTGCTTGCCCTTCAACCGCCGTTGATCCATCTGATGCGTTGGAACGGGGCTGTTCAATCTTTGTGCCCAGCAAATCCAAACCAGCTTTGTACTGTTCCAGCAATTCTGCGCGGGACTCGTTGTCTTGTTCAATCAAACGGGTCAAATCAGATGAAATCTGCCCAAGCGTTGATGGGTCAATTTTCATCGCAAGGTTTTCGTGGAAATCGTCGTCCTCGTCTTCGCCTTTTGGCGATGCACCAAAACTGATGGTAACGGACCCGTCTGGAAGTTCCACTTTGACGTAAGGCGATTTTGGGTTGACTTCAGGCTTTACGTCGCCCTCCGCCATCATATCCAAATTAATAGCGTCAAAACTATCTGCGCTATTGCCCAAAACTGGGGTCTGCCGGATGTTCATAGGGGCTAATGGCATGGGCTACACCGGGTACAGTTGCGAAATCTTTGATGACCTGTATAGCATGGATTCTGTTTTTTCCGCTACTATTTCCACAGGTTTACGTGCAAATCCAATAACACGCAAATGCGATAGGGCTTGCGTCATACTGTCAACCAGATCGTCATGCGCTCCCTTTGGGAACGATTCGGCCTGTTCAATAAGTTTCTCAGCCCATTCCATGTCCGGTGCGTAGATCATACCTTCGGAAAACAAATGCTGGATTGCGTATGTACGGGCCACTTTGTCACCCCTGCCCGGATCAACAAGTTGAATGCCCCAATTTTCACGGGCAAAATGCGTCCGAAGTTCTTGGGCCACAGATAACCCTGCCGCTTTGGATTCAATAAGCAGTTTGTCAATTTTAAACTTGTTGGACAATTCCAAAACTTTTTTTACCAATTCCGGAAATTCCAACCGATCCTGCCACGCATAAATCAACATAATGCGTTGGTTGTCTTGCCTGTCCGTCCACACACCCCAAATGGTCATGGCGGAATAATCGTTTTCTTGTTTGGTTGTGTAAGCGGTGTCCAATGAACCAATTACGTATTCAAACGGTGGAAACACACTTTTTCTTAATCCTTGTGCGCCAGAAATTGTTTCATCCCACAAAGTCCACCATTCACGTTTGATAATACCGCCGCCCTTTGGCTTTGGCCTTTGTTGAAGTTGACCAGCCGCCGCAAACGGTCCAAGGCTGCTTTCCAATGATTTGACTTCTTCTTCGCCAAACCGCCCTTCAACAAGAAGTTCTCCCTCTTCACGGTCGTCTACAAACCATTGCGTAATGCATTGGCGGTCTTTTTCAAAACGCATAGGCAAACAAAGATGAACCCAGTTGCCCGTGTCTTTTGAAAGAACGTGACCCGTCAAATCTGATTCGTGGAGGCGCTGCATAATGACTACATATGCGCCGGTTTTAGGATCGTTAAGACGTGTAGACATGGATTGATCCCACCATTCCAACGTTCCTTGGCGAACCAAATCTGATTCAACCTCATTTGCGTTGTGCGGATCGTCCACCACAATAATGGAGCCGCCCTCACCCGTTAGCGCACCGTCAACCGATGTCGCTAGGCGATACCCACCTTTGGAGTTGTCAAACCTGACTTTGGTGTTTTGATCCGAAGTGATTTGGTATTTGTCGCCCCAATGTTTTTGATACCAAGGGCTTTCCAATAAGCGGCGCGTCTTAATGCTGTCACGGATGGAAAGCGATTGGGCGTAGGATGCATACAAAAATTGTACGTGGGGCCCAGACAACGGGCCTATTTCAGTCTGTGACCATACCCATGCAGGAAAGCATACGGAGACCATAGACGACTTTGATGTGCGTGGTGGCACATTGATAACCAATCGGCGTATCTCGCCTCTGGCAACGGCTTGCAAATGCTCCGCAATGGCTTCTAAGTGCCAGCCATATTGGTAAGGGTTGGGGTCAATGTACTTCCATGCCCCCGCCACAAAATCTACCATTTTTTCTTCAAAATTTAACCGTTCCAATTCCCGCACAGCGTCTTGCGGGTATTGTTCAATGGCTTCTTCAAGGGTTTTGGCCCGAAGGATTGAACTGTTAGCTGGTTTGTTCATCGTAAATTTCACCTTCAATAATCTGTGGGCCGCCAATTTTTGTTTTGACGCGGTTCATAAGGTGAATGCGTTCTTCATAAGATAAGTCGCCAAAGTTGAAAACAACACTAGGGCGGCTAAAGTCTTGTGGGTCTGGCTTGTCTTTCCAACCCATACGGGCGCGTGTGAGGTATATACCGGCGTTGATGGATGACGGCGTGTCTTTCATGGCTTGCTGGTAAAGATTTTCAACAACCAAAGCATCTGCAATTTGCCGCCCGTTTTTAATTTCATGGCCGTATGTTTTGGTTAGCCAAGCACGGGAAACGCCAACAATATCTGCAATTTCGTCAATTGTGTTGCCACGTTTGGCAAGACCCATAACGGTGCGGCGCACCATATCATCGTCGGGTATTTTTCTTTTGCGACCCCGTTTCTGCCCAACTCCGTTTGGATTGGTTTCCGTTATCTCTGTCGGGACAACGCGGCTTTTGTTTTGGATCGCTTTCATTTCTTTTCTCCTACGTATTGACTATATCGTAAAAGTTGATAGAAATGCAAGTCATAAACAAAGGGGACCCCAATGACTGATCAAATTTGCCACAACTGCAAGTGGTTTCGCCCTATGGAGGCCGTGAGCGGGATTTGCATGCACCCCGTTAACGATGAGTTGTATCTCCATTTTAATTCTTCAACGGGAGATTATGTAAAAAACATCCGCCGCGCAGCGGAAGTGGAACTTACGGAAACGTGCAATTTGTATGAACATTACAAAAAGAAAGCCGTTAAATGACTGACAACCCGCACTATGTGACGCCTGAAGAGGCAATTAAAAAAATATGTCCGTTAAAAGCAACATCGGACGTGGATGACGTCAGTGGTCAGTGCGTTTCGCATGAATGCATGGCTTGGCGGTGGGTAGATAAAACCAGCAAAACTTATATTTGGGCAGCTACGGACTCTGACCCAAAACCACGGGAAAATTGGATTGCTATTGAAGAATATGAAATTCTTGGCAGAAAGGCAGGAATGTTCAAAGAAGGCCCGACCCACGGCTATTGCGGGATGGTGCGGTCATGAGTGAGATGAAAAGAACATGCCGTCTCATTGGATGCATTTAACGGAGCCGCCGAAATGACTGAAGAAAAGTATTATTGGGTATGCAATGGCGGGGATTGGCATATTAGATTCGGTATTAGTCAATTTCTTGTATGCCAAGGTCCACAAAGCACAATTGAATTGGGTAAAATTATTTTTAATCAGTTAGAAACTGATGCATTAAAAACATGGATGACATCACCGGAGCCGCCAAAAGGAGGGTGAGTGATGGATATTGTTGAACGGTTGCGTAAACGTGCTGCCACTTGGGTATCTGTTGGTTGGGGCAACAATGACATCTTTGATGAAGCTGCCAATAGGATTGAACGGTTACGCGGTGTATTGCAGCAGATTGCAGATATTGAACATGAGGATTTGCCAGCGCCAAAAACATCTAATGAAGGTGTAACATGGACTGTATTGGCAATGGCGATAGGGCTTGCTGAAAAAGCATTGAAAGAGAATGAATGACGCACTTTGTCATCAATTTGATGAATTGGTTTTCTATGGTGGTTTTGCCTTTTAACAGGAGAATTAAATGTCCCTTAAAGTTCAAACCCTAACCGCCAGTTTTACCTTTGGTATGGAGCCAAAGGCGGAATTTAGCGCGGATGTTTACACCATAGGAGCCAAACCCATGTCTTGGAACTACCGCATTGTTCTGGAACCAAAGAACGAAACTGAAAAGTTTTCGGAAAATTTTTACACCATCCGTGAAGTGTTTTACGACGAAGACGGTGAGATCACCTTCTGGTCGGATGATGGCGCATTCACGGAAGGCACGACCTACGCAGAGATAGCGGAAGATTTTAAGTTGCAAGGCGAAGCGTTTGATCGTCCTGCCCTTAAAATTGAAAAAGACGAGGAAGGCAATGACCGCCTTGTTGAATTTGAAATTGAAGACGAAGACGCAGAATCATCGGAAGATGAAGATGAAGACGCGGACGAGGATGAAGAAAAA